TGTAGCTTAAAACTATTCTCATAGCTTTCTAGCTTCTTTTGCTTTCCTAGTCCACATCTATTACCTAATCTAATTACTTTATAGCAATTACTCTTAGATGGTGTATTACCTTTAATGATGTATTTTTGATTCACTAAGCTCCATTTTTAATGTACTTATATCCTGTTGTATACTGCTTAAAGTATCTCTTAAACTATCATATTGACTCTTAACACGTCTATAAACAGCTTCAGAGCTTGCTTCTAATAGTCTAATATCTTTTAAGTCTACTTCTGCTTTCATAGTAGCTTTGAATTGAGCATCTCCAGAACTAACATAGTTAAGTATCTTTTCAGCTGTTAAGCTCTTTCTGTTTGCATAATTAACATTATACTGTTCTAAAGCATCTCCGACTAATACACTAAATCTATAAAGATAACCTGATAACTTTCTTTTAGCTACTATCAATCTATCTATATCTTTGAAGTCCTTCCCTAAACCAGAATAGAGGGCTAATATTCCCTCTATTCCTTTAGTTAACTCTTCTAATTCTTTTCTATCCATTAGAAAGGTAAATCATCATTACTACTAGATGTAACAGCTGATGGAGTAGGTAAACTGTTAGATGTAGTTTCTGGCTTCCATGTGTTAATAGCTGCATAAGCCTTTCCACTTTTACCGACTTTTAAATCTAAGTTTATCCATTCATCTGACTTACTATTTAGCCATTTAATTAAATCAGCTCTCTTAATGCTTATTGAGCCTTTTACAAAATCAGGAGCTTCATTTCTTGGAAGCTTAAAGATTATTCCTTCTGGGAATTCTAAATTATTATCCATATCTATTAAAATTAAAAACGTTTATTAAATTGTTCTCTAGGATCTAAAGGCTCTGAGTTATCCTTTAAATATCCTATTATTTCATTTGCTCTATCATATTTTAACTCAGTATCAAATAGCATCCTTTCTACATCTTCTTTCTCCTCTTGAGGTATTGTAGATGTAATTATTAAGTTTTCTATGATTGTTATTTGCCATTCTGTAGCGTTCTCAGTAGTGTTATCGTATCCCATTACTTCTGATTCTTTATAGCATTAGCAACCTCATCAGCACTAGCCACAGAAGCATCTACACCAATAGCAAAATTGGCTAAAGCTCTACCCCATGCAGAAGTTTCGCAGTTTTCTACATAACTAGTTTTATTAATGTATGAACTATCTGCTTTCTCCATAGCATAACCAGTAGCAACTACATCATTTTGCTCATTTAAGATAGAAGCTTTAAAACAAATCTCAGCACTTTTCCAAGCTCCTTTTGTTTCTCCATTTTCTTGCCATGTAAGATACTTTGCGTCATTTTGGTATACTATTTCACTTATTAGCTTATACCCTGTGAAATGCTCTCTAAAGTACTTTACACGTTCATTTACTGTTACGTAAGCTTTCCCTTTTATATCTACTGTTTTTAAAGCTCTTTCTAATCCTGATGCCATGTTTTATCTTTTAAGTTTATTAATAATTTTGCATCCTTATCAAAAGCCTTAATTATTTTACTTAGCTTTTCTGATGCTTTGTTTATACTTCTCTTCTCCTGATGGATAACTACATTATCATGCTTATTACTAAGCTTTTTAATTGATCTTATCTCATCTGCTAACTCTTTATTAGAGTTTTGGGAGTTCTCATGTAGAAAACTCCCTAAATCATCCTCATTCATAATTGTTGGTTTAATATAAATCCTTAAATTCTTCTATAGCTAAAGCTTCAAAATCAACTTTAAAAATACTTTCATATCTTTCTATTAACTCATTACACTCTAAACCGTTCTCCTGGATCTCGCTGTCTAAATAATAATCAGCTGATGGTGGATTATAATAATCTCCTTTATCATAATCACATGTAACTTTAACTGTAAAAGTTCTTTCTGATGTTTCTCCTAATAATACTGTTACTTCTTCTGTTGTTCTCATTTTGTTTTGTTTTTATTGTTTGTATAATACAAATATAGTAATAATATTTTAATACAATACTATGAAAATAATATTATTTTAACATTATTATAAATTCAATTTGCGATTCTCGAATCACAAACAGTCGCTCAAGCTAATTTATAAGGTCGTTACAACCTAATTAAGCTAATACTAAATTGAGTACATGCTGGACAATCTTTATCACTACACAATGGCAAAGCATTTACTCTTATTATTCTTTGTCTAGTTGTGCATAATCTATAAGCTGGATCTTTCATATACTTTTTACCTCTAAAAGTTCATCCAGTTCCTTAATAATTGCATTAACCTCTATTAAAGTATCAAACTGAATAGACTGCTTTTCATAGTTTACATCATCTCCTAATGTATCTAAACTTAAATAATGCTCATAATGGTTATTTTTACCGTAAATAAGCTTACTCATAGGCTTATAACTAACTACATTATTAAAATTGATTCTTTTGTTTTTGATTCTAATATACATGGCTATCTAGTTTATAAAAAGAAGAGCTTAAATAAGCTCCTCTCCTTTGATTTGTAATTTAGTTACTGTTTTTAGGTTAATCATTCTAAATCCGTTTTTTTGCATATCCCATACAGGAATTAAACCTTTCTCTATTGGATTGTAAGCCATTCCAGTACCTTTAACACCTTTCTTAACGTGTAATCTAGCTACCATAGTTCTAACTGTGCCATCCTTTTTAATAAATTCTACTGAGAATATAGTGTTTTCTGCTTTTTGGATTTCTGATAATGTTTCTTTAATTGTTTTCATGTCTTTTTGTTTTGTTGTTTAATCAAAGATAATACTTTTTTAATACAAAAAGCAAGTTTTAAAAAAATATTTTTAGACATAAAAAAAGGGAGGTAACAACCCCTCCCTAAAACAAACAAACAAAAAAACAAGAAAAATTAGCCCGAGAGAGCTAAAAACTTTTAATTAATTTTGCCAAATAATCCGATAAATGTTTCTTCAGAAATAGCCCCACAGAGAAGCAAGATAGCCAATATAACCGTTATAACTATTCCTACTTTCTTTTTATTTAACTTGTTTTTACCAACAGCCTCTATACCATCTATAACAGTCTTACCCTTTGTAGTTGTAAACCATTTACCTACTGCATTAATCGCTTTTTTCATTTTAACTGAACTTTATTAATTATATTAATCTTTAATATATCAAAATCTCCTAATACCTTTAAAAACTCTTTATAAGTCTTTCTACTGTTACCAATAAAATCTATGCTTTTTGATGATCCTAATAATATACATCCATGTGAATGCTCTGCTTTATTTCCTGAATGGATTCTAATACCACTAAAAGATATTCCTTTGTCATCCTTAACAGTTAGATCAGGTTTATTATAAAGTAATGGCATAAGCTGCTTAAATCTGTTAGAATAGCTCATTGTCATACTGTACTCTCCATGAGGTATAGCAGTTTCTCCATAAACTTTAATGCCCTCTCCTCTTACAATATCCTCAAGTGTATAACAAAACTCTACACCATCTATGAAAAGTTTACCTATAGTGCTTTTACTTGTATAAGTATCTCTAATTATTGTAAGCTCCATTGTAATGAGTTATTTGCTTAATTGCTTTATAAAGCCTTTTATCTCTCCAATATCTGAAGCAATACGCTTTAAATCATCCTCTACATCGCTTATCTTTTGCTCTAATCTGCTGTAATTCTCTTTATTCTCAGTTTTTACAGATTTTATATCCTTCTCCAGTTGCGTTATCATCAATCCATTCTTTTCAGTCTTATTATTGAACCTAATAAAACCAGCAAACAACCCACTAACTAATAGTATAAATTGTATTACATTCTCTACAGTTAGTGCATCATCCATAATTTATTCTTTTAATATACTTTCTATAATCGTTTTAGCTTCATTAATTTGATTCAAATATTTTGAAGCATCTACTCCTGTTAATCCTTTAGGTAAATCTGCTAAATAAGCTAAATTAACCAATAACTCTAATGCTTGTTCTTTGTTCATAATTAAATATAATAAATAATAAAACTATAATTGTATAATAAAATTACTCCTCATTAACTAAAACTACATTATCTATATCATACCCAAAAGTATCAGCTATTATCTTTCTTTGATCTTCTGCATAAGTCGCTAAAGACCATGTTAAAACCTCGCTTACTGGATAAGTAAAATTTTTTAATCTTTCTCCATCTAATTCAGCTTTAAAAAAATATTTTCCATTGTTATAAGCTTCAGAAGATATGTAAATATTATACTCACATTTTAAAAGCCCATCATTAATAACTCCTTTATCAGATACAGCTATTTTTATTATAGGATTTGTAAAAGTAGTTCCAAAATCAGCAACTAAATCTCCTGTAATTTGATAATGTATTTTATTCTTAATCATTTTATTAATTATTTATTAAACTATTTTTAAAGTACCTCCATCATTGTAAATATCTCCAGCACTTAAACCACTTGCGCTAGTTGGTAAATTGTAAAAAGATACATTACCATTATCTTTAAATTCTGCATTTTTATTTGGTGAGGGAGAATCTGAATCGTATAAAGCTAAAGTTGTGCCCGTTCCCGTTCCAACTCCTTGAATAACAGTTTCACCTTGTAAGCTTATATCCTCTCCTGCCACTGTTGTTGTGCTGTTTGATCCAAATATTGTAAAGGTATTTGTAAAATACGCTTTAGCTTGACTGTTTCTAATAATTTGAATAGCAGCACCAGTTAAATTAACACTATGCGTACTCCATTTAATTTGTGTCCCTACGCTGTTATTAATACTGATCTTACCGTTTGTACTATCGTTAGTAATGTCTAAAGCAGTATGGCTTCCAGATTGATTTTTTGATTGAAATTGTGAGGCATTAACAACTACTGAACTACTAAATATTGAAAGTTTACCAGTAGTAGAGCTTCCTTGATATTGAGATATTATTCCAGAAACTGTATTACTAATTGTTGCCCTTGTATTATCATCTAAAATTAATAAGCTGTTAGCATTTGTAGAATCTTTAAACTCTAATTTATTACTGTCTAAATTAACAACTCTATCACCTGTTAAGGAATCATTAGCACTATAAATAGTATTACCACCACCAGAACTAGGTAAATCTCCTATGGTTATCTTTTTCTTATTATTGCTATCAGCTGCATCTTCTATAATTAATAAATCACTAGAAGTAGGAGTAGCTTTAGCCGTTATTCCTGATATTTCAGAAGCTACATTAACATGAACAGCATTAACATCAGTACCACCACCACCACCAATAGCAGCCCATGCAGTACCATCAAAACTCATTAAACTATCAGCAGTTTTGTCATAACATAAACTACTTTTTTGAGGAGTTATAGCATACCATACACTACCATCATATCTTACCCAGTCCTGTAAAGAAACAGAGCCCCATCCAGCATTAACACTACCACCACTAGACAAAATATAAATGTCATTAGTGTTTGATGTTGGAGGTGCTACACTACCATCTACAAAATTTAAAGCAGCTGGTAATAACAACTCATCTAAGCTCTCTAGCTCTCCTTTCTCATTTCTCCATGCGTAATCTCCATTATTAGCATCTGGATGCCATTTAGGATTATGAATATCTGCAGAGTTAGTTATATTTTTATGTAATATTGCCATATTTTAATAGAATATAAATCCTTTTTTATTTACTTGAGGAGGAGTATCACAGTCATCAAATAAAGGAAATTTCGTAGAATCATCATCTTTAGCCTCTTTGATATATTCTATCATGTCTTTTTTCCAAAAATCAGCCTTGTTAATATAAAAATCTCTTGACTGTGAATATTCAAAACTTCTAGCTTGACTAGATTGCTCTGTATCATTCTCCATAGCTCCCTGATTAGTTAGCTGTGTATGTACCTTAGAATATACCTCATATACTATGTAATGAGCTAACATAGGCTTTATAAACTGATTTACTATAATAGTGTTGTCTCCCGTTAAACTAGCTCCAGCGATCTGAGTTAATAGCTCATCATAATACTTCACTCCTAATACTGGCTTAATATACTTTCTTTGAGAAGTTAAAATATACTTATCAAAATAAGCAGTATCAAAATAATTATCATTTATAGCCTCACTACTCACTTCTGTTGAGGTCATCATCTCAGTATTATACGCCATATTAATTAACTGTTTTCAATTTCTTTAATCTTTCTCTCTGCCCAGCTTTTCATACTTTTACCACCCCATAATAAGTAAGAAATAGTTCCACATGCTTTAGTATCAGATGGATCATAATACTCTTCAGCTCTTGACAAATAACTAAAAGTCCTTTTTATAGTGCTAAAAGATAACCCTCTTTTATTTGCTATATCCTGAGCCCTTTGCTTACCAACATTAGTAGCACATTTATTATTAACCTCATCATTAAGTTTAATACCTCTCTTAGCATTGTTAACAGCTGAGTCGGGATAATCAGCATAAGTTTTTACGTATATAAAATCATTAGCACTAGCATAAACCTCCTCATCTTCATCATCCTCATTAGCTTCTATATTTGCTATAGCATTTTGATTAACAAATAACTCTCCTCTAACATCTTCTAACTCCTCTAAACCTAACATCTTACGAGCTTCATTAATAGTAATTACTCCATTAATATCTACTCTCTCAGAATTACCAACAGGAGCAACATTTAAAATACCTACTTTAATATTCCCGTATTTAGTATCTCTTGCAATAATCTTATTAAGCATATTTAATAAAGGCTCTTGAAAGTCAGGAATAATAACACTACTCATAAACTTATCATATTCATCCTTTATCTGTTGGTTACTCCCTAATTTACCAGCTGTTTCTAATCCAGCTAAACTACCAGTAATACGATGAGCAGTTACTATACATTTAGTAGCTAGTTGAGATAGTTCTAAAAACTCTCCATCTCTCTCCCTTTCAAATTCTTTAATGCTTGCAGCTTGCTCAGGGCTATCTAATAACTCTACTAAAAACTTATCATTGTTAGCCTCTCCAGTAAATTTATCTTTAATCTTATCAACATACTGTTGAGCATTCATTCCATCAGGTACTTCGCCAAACATCTGAATCAATACACTAGGAAAAAAACCATTATCAAACTTATCAATATTGTACTTACTCATTCTGTACTCAATATCAATCCAGTCTAAAGCACCTACATAATCAGGTAAACCATAAAAATTAAACTCTGGATATTTTCTCATTCCATGAATTAAAAACTCTTTTTGATTAGTACCATCGTAAAACTCTAACTCATTTACAGGATATTCATCTGTAGGATATGTATTTAATTTTATATCTCTCCAGAAGTTTGATAAATATGCTATTTTAGCATCTTTTGACTTTCTTACCGTTGTAGCATCTTCAGAATATAAAGCAGTATAATCTCCACTTTTTAATATATGAGGGTAGTAATTACCAGTAATAACATAAGATTGTATCCATTCGCAAAAAACATCATATAAAGATGCTCCTTCAGGATTTACTTCTTTACACCACTCTTTAAAATCTTCTGGTAGCTCATCATAACTTACAGGCTCGCCATCAATACTAAAAGTAAATTGTTTACCCTTTATAAATGTAATCTTTTGATTAATTATACTAGAATGAGTAGATGACCTTCTAGCCCTTTTTGCTAAATCATTTACATAAATATTATCAGAATCTTGGAAAAATGGAATCCATCTTTGCTCTATATTCTGATTAGGCTCTTTTTCTTTTTTAATTATAGGAGTAGTAATCGGATCAGATTTAACACTACTAGCCTTAATATTATTTATCTTCTTTTGGCTCATCTTTAACCTCTTCTACTTTAACAACATTATTAAACCCAGCATTATACAACTTCTTTAAGTCTTTTTGGCTAGTTTTATCAGTAAGGTAGATAATACCTACTTTACCTGTTATTTTCTTTCCTAAGAAGCTAGGCTCTATAATAAATTTTTTCATATTATCAAATATAATAAAAATATTTTCTTTAAAGAATTACATAAAAATAAAAAGGAGGGCTATTAACCCTCCTATGTTACAAAGTAACTATCCAATCATAAACCAAATTATGCAATATTATGAACCGAATGATACACTACCACTAGAGTTAGTTTCAATAGTACCTACAAATTCTCTAACTGGTTGAGCTTGCTTTCCAGCAAAAGTAACAGTATAACCGTTTTGACCTTGCACCTCAGCTTCTAAAACTTCATTAGCGATAGCATCTACAGAAGCATCAACTCCCATAATTTCGTCATATCCTAATACAAAAGCTTTATTATCATTAGTTTCTTTGTTGTATGTTTCAAACACAACTACTAAACCACATGATTCTACATAAGAGTTAATACCCTTTGCTTTAACTTTCTCCATTTTTGGAGCAAATACTTCTAAAGAAGTTTCATAAGAAATAGATCCATTCTCTCTACTTCCTTCAGATGAATAAGACTTAGTTTCTAATTCTCCTTCTATCTCATAAAATTTGTCATCAGTTGTACTCAAAGTAACAGCTGTATAACTATGGTTATCAGTAGAAGCAGTAAAACTAGTAATATCATCCTTGTTTATAACGAATACACGCTTAATACCTCCACGTCTGTTTTCATCGTTACATGCTAGTAAAATATCAGTTGTAATTTCTGCCATTTTAAAAAATTTAATTAGTTAAAAAAATACCCTCCCGAAAGAGGGCTTTATGTTTTAGTAGTAGAAAGAGATTAATTCTCCAAATACAAACTGAGCACCCATTTTGTACTTAGCAATAATCTTTAACAACTCATCGTCATCATCATTACTTCTAAACTTCAATTGAGAACCAGCATCAGCAACATCAGTTCCAATAACTAAGTTATCATCTACTGTGTATACTAACATGTTCTTACCAATATTAGCATTTGGGTTTGTTCCATCAGCTAACTGAGTATCCCATCCAGTAACCTCTATAACTGGAATACCTCTGAAAGATAAAGACTGACCATCTTTAAGTAACTGAAGCCCTAAAGCATTTCCAGTACCTAACTGCTCGTAAGTAGTCATTAAGTTATCTACTATTGTAGCAGTAACTCTAAAGCTCTTAGATGCGTTTGGCATTTGTCTTAAAACTTTAGTTTGATTCTCGTAAGCAGACTTCAACAAAGTGTAAGCACCATCAGCAACTAAATCTCCATTAGTATCTTCAATGTTTGCTATATCAGTCATTTCAACATACTTTCCTAAAGATGCAGAGTTATCAACGAATAACTGTACAAAACCATCAAACTGGTTATAATCAGCAGAAGCAGCAGTAGAAGCAGCAAACCAAGCCATACGACCATTATCATCAGCGATAGCTTCAGCAACTCTCTTTCTAGCAACTTCTCCAACTACAGTATCAGTTAAATCATCAATAGAAGTTCCTGATCCATAAAACTCTTCAAAGATAGTTCCATAAAAAGCATCTCCACACTCTTCTAGGTTTACTTTTAATTTAGACACTTCTAAAGTTCTATCAGATACGTTAGTTACTCCACCAGTAGCAGAAAAACCACAAGTAGAATACTTTCTTACGATTTTCGTAAGAGATGAGTTAAGGTACATGTTAGCCTTAACTTTAATGTTTGGTATTACTCTAATACCAGCTAAATCTGAGCTACCTTCTTGAGGAGCGAATAAGATTTCTGTAAATTCCTGTCCAGCGTAAGTAGAAGAAATTGATTGTGTAATAAAATTTGCCATTTTTTAAAATTTATTAATTAAGCTTTATACGAAGATTTCAAAATATTAAGGATTGCAGCACCTAACTCATCTACCTCTTCGCTTTTAGCTTCAGGGTTAACAACATCTTCTTTAGCCTCTAATGGCTTTCTAGATGCTTTCGCTTTATCCAATTCTTTTTTTAATTCTGCTAATTCAGAATCTTTAGCCTCAATAGATGCTTTAACCTCAGCCATTAATTCTGCTTTGATAGCTTCTACATCTACTGAATCCTTAGGCTCTTCTGTTACTTCCTCAGATACCTCCTCTTCTACCTCTTCAGTAAGTTCTTCAGTAGCCTCAACTTCTTGAGTTTCTTCTACTGTTTCTTCTACTGCTTCAGCTTTTGGAGCTAACAAATCAGAAACATAAGCCTTTAGTTGGTCTAATAGACCATCTTTGTTTTCAGACATATTCACGTTATTTAATTGATTTACGTAATTTGATGGTACATTGTACCCTTTCTTAGCTAACTCTTTAGGAGATGCATAAGCAGCAATTGCTAAAGCTACTTCTATTTCACTTATAAAATTGTACTCTTTAGCCTCTTCAGCTGTTAGCCAAGTTTCATTAGCCATCATAGATTGAATCTCTGATAACTCTACACCAGTAGCATTAGAATAAATCTTAGCAAGTTTTAAATTAATCTTATCCATTAATTCTGCTTGCTTTTCTAGCTCTTCTGTGTATTCTCTAATTTCATCACTATTCATACCACTCATAGATACTACTGGCATCCATGCATTATGAATCATAAAAAAACTGTTTTCAGTCATAACAGGCTTACTACCACCAGCAAGAGCGATAATAGTAGCAGCACTAGCAGCGAGCCCCTCAATCTTAACATTTACAGTATAATTAGAGTTTTTTAAAAAGTCGTAAATAGCAAGAGCATCAAAAACAGATCCACCTCCACTATTTATAGTTAGCTCAATATCTTTAGAGCCAGAAGCTTTTACCTCATCAATAAAGCTTTTAGCATCTATTCCAAATGAGCCAATTTCTTCATCTATCGCAATGGATAGCTTATTATTAATTGAATTATTTATAGAATACCAATTCATTCTAACAATGTTAGAAAAACATTATTAAAAAAATGTATAAAAAAATTATACAAAAAAAAGAGGGCTATTAACCCTCTAAAAAACCACGCTTAAACTTTCTGCAAAAGTAACTACAGAATTAAATATAATAATTATTTTTTATCTAAGATTATCTTTTGTATTAACACTACTGACACATCATACTTAACAGAAAGATTATAATAAATATCTCTCATTTTATTTAATGGCATATTTCTCATGATGTAGTAATCTCTTACTATGGCTAAGTTTCTAACTGCTCTTTCATCTATTAATCCAGCATGAAGTAAAATAGTAGCAGCATGCCTACCATTCTCAGCTTTATCTACGTAACTGAAAAGAGTATCGCTTAAAACCTCTACCAGTTCTTTGACCTCTGATGGAAGAAGTTTATTACTCTTGTTCGGCACTTTCCACATGATACTTCAAAATTAGGCTCTATTAATTCTTTAAACTTTTCAAAAAGATATTCTAAACTTTTGCTATTAGGCATAAACTTAGAATAAGTTTTTCTAACAGCTTCTTTAATTAGTTGTTTAGTTTGATCGTCTAAACTTCGCATATTTTCTTCTGGATTAAAATCTACCATTTTGCTAAAGGACATTTTTCATCATTCCATAAAATTTTATCTAACAAAGCACATTTACAAATTGAGCATTGAGATACTCCTTTTTTTTTAAAGAAATATAAAAAAATAAAATCATTTCTTTTTTTTGGACAAACATTACATAACCTCAATCTAACTTTTTTTTGTCTTTCTGTTGCTAAAGTAGAATTAATGTTTTTTGCTCTTCCGAATAAGTTTGTCAATAACATAAAAGTAAATATAAAAAATTTTAACTCTCTTATAATATCTTCTATTCTATTCTATTCTATATTTAGTTAAACAGGTCTTGAACTAGTCTTGAACACCTCTTGAACTAGTCTTGAACACCTCTTGAACACCTCTTGAACACCTCTTGAACTAGTCTTAACACGTTAATTAATTACTAATCAATTACTTACATAGTTTTAGTAAAAAAAAGCAATAAAAAAAGGGTAAAACTTTTAAGTAATACCCTTTAATTTTTTGTGTTAATAAATCGCTTCTATCCAAAAGTAGCCTCACTCATGATATTATTCACTTTTACTGCTTCTGTGGTCGTATCAGTAGCAACATTTTGAACTTTAATAGCTCCAATTGATGATATAACTGCATTACTAATTCTGCTTTCCATGTCCGATAAATCTAAATTATTTCCACTAGTAAATCCACCATTAGCAAATCCAATATTAGATAATGGAGTAGGTTTATTCATTCTCATAGATTCTAAAGCTCCTACTAATTGACCACCTCTTTGAGATTCTAATACATGTTTAGGTACTACATATTCTCCTTCATGCACTACTCCAGCTTGCTTAAATCCTGAGCTATCAGGAGAACCAAAACCAGAACCAGTATAACCACCATCGGCAAACTTTTGAGAAGCTATAACACCAGCTTGAATAGCAGACCTAGCAACAGCAATAGCTCCTAATATTTGATTCTGAACAACACCAGCACCACCACCAGTAAAAGCATTTAATGGATTACCAGCAGAGTTAGCAGCTATACTAGCTAATTCAGTAGCTAGACTTATAGCAACTTGAGCTAATTGTAACTTCTTTTGCTTTTTAAAAGCCTTTCTTTCAATCGCTTCTCTTTGCTTTTCAAATTCCTCCTGAGATATTAACTCATTTTGTAATTTAGCATCTAAAGCAGATAACTCTAAATCCTTTTCTCTTTGTATTTTATTATTAGCTATATCTACTAAAGCATTAGCAGTCTGTTGAGCTAATTCTATTTTTTTACTTTCAACTAGTTCAGCAAATTGAACTTCTTGCTGTAGTTTTTGATTAGCATTGTTAGCAAAGTTTTCTACTTCTTTATCATTTTGCTTTTCTTGTAGCTCGTTTAACTTTTCGCCATCTTTAAGTAAAAAGTCAAATCTATCTTTAGCAACCTTTTCAAAAGCATCTTCATTAAACTCTGGATTATCTAAAGGATCATTATCATCTAACTCTTCTAATTGTTGATTATAATCTTCTAGTATCTCAACTCTTTTAGTGCTAGCTTTGTTATTATCTTCAATAACTTTTGTTTCTTCCTTAGTTTCGTCTATTTTTTCTTCAGTGTTTAATCCTAGTCTTTTTTCTAGGGCTTCTCTTTTTAAAGACTGTTTTTCTAATGCTTCTTCAGAATCTTTTAATCCTTCGTTAGCCTTTCTAATTTGAACACTTAAAGCTAAAGCCTCTCTAGTTTCATCAGAAAGCCTACTTCTACCACTTTCTAAAGCAAATAAAGCAGATACTTGTTGGTTAGTTCCTAGTGTTTCATCTTCTAATATTTTTAATTGCTGTTTAGCAAAAGCCTTACTAAATTGATTGTATTTAGTATCTTCCTCAAGTAATAGCTCTCTATTTTGTATTTTTTTAGTATTTAATAAAGTTTCTAATTCTAACTCTTTTTCTGCTACATCTTGTAAATCATCTGCTACATCTTCTCTTTTTTCTTGGACCTTCTCTAATTCTCTTTCTAAAATGATTTTATTAATCATCTCTTTATTAGATGCTTTTAAAGCTTTAGTTAGTTGTTCGTTACTTACTGTTTGTAAGTCTAAACCTTTTAATATATCAGGGTTTAATATGTTTATTTCGTTTAACAATTTAAGCCTATCCTCATCGCCTTCTTTTAATTTAAGAGCTCTACTAGCTAAAGTATTAACTTCAATTTGTTGCTCTCTCATTGCGTCACTACCAGCATGAATGTTTTTAGTTAAATCTCCTAAAGTGCTTAGTAAATCTGTTGCACCCTGTACAATACTTCTAAAAGCATCTTGAGTATTATCGCCTAAGTTTAGTATTAATCCTTCAAATGCAGAGTTAAGTCTTTTAACATCTCCTTCTAAAGTATCTCCTACTATCTTAGCCATCGCTTCGGCAGCACCTTGAGCATTTTTTAACTCTCTAGTAAAGCTTGCTGTTTTATCTGTGCTATTAGCTAATGTAATTGCAACAGCTGCACCCCTTTTACCAAATAAGTCTAATGCTGTGCTAGATGGATCAACACTATTTTTTATTTTATCAAATGCTTGACTAACACTAATACCAGCTTTTTGAGTATCTAATAAAATATTTCTTAGAGCAGTTCCTGAAGTAGAAGCATCAAAACCAGCATCAACTAAAACACCTAAACTAGCAGTCGTTTCTTCTAATGACATTCCAACAGTAGCAGCAACAGGAGCAACAGCACTCATAGCAACTTCAAACTTATTTAAGTCTAAAGCAGATGATGTAAATGATTTAGCCATAACATCAACTATTCTTTGAGTATCTTTAGCTTCTAATCTAAAACCGTTAATAGTAGCAGCAGCAACTTTAGCAGACTGTGCTAAATCTGAGCCAGTAGCAGTAGCAAGCTCTAATGTAGCTTCAGAAGCATCTAATATTTGTTGTGTACTAAATCCTAGTTTAGCATATTCCTCTTGTAATTTACCAACTTCAGAAGCAGTAAATTGAGTAGAAGCACCTAAGTCTTTAGCTGACTGAGTTAGTTTAGAAAACTCTTCAGATGTTGCACCAGTAATAGCTTTTACATTAGCCATCTGTTGCTCAAATTCAGTAATTGTTTTAAGTCCGTTTTTTATTACTTGGAAAAACTGTTGTACTGCAAATAAACCAACAAAAGCACCAGCGATAGAAGTACCTACTCTAGCAAATGATTTACCTAATTTCTTAGTAAAACCATCCATTCCTAAAATCTGTTCTCTAGTAACTAATAACTCTCTTCTATGGGCTTTTAAACCAGTATTAACTTTTGCTATTCCGTTCCCATATTCCTTTAATGAAATAGTACCAGCTTTTAGAGCCTTATTTAATTCAGTTCTTCTAGTAGTTAATTTCTTAACCTCCGTTTCTAGCTTTGCTAACTTTTTTTGTTGTGCTTCAGTACCTTTTAAGTCAACTTTTATCGCTATTACCTTTTCTGCCATTTTTTAATCTTTAAATACTTGTTCTAATACGTTAAATGTACTTCTACCTCTTACCTCATTGTAAACTGGTATAAGTATATTATTACTATCTTCTATGTAAATAGGCTCTAATACATTCGTATCAGCATTATCATCATCACTATCATTATTTCCCTCTTGAGATAAATCAGTATCTACACTTCCTAAGTTTTCAAACTTAAATAAACTAACTTTTGTAAGTCCGTTATTAATAGGGTTATAATCATTAACACTTTCTATTAAATAATATCCTTTAGCCTGTATCGGTGCATCAATATAAACTAACTTTCTAAAGTCTAAATTATCAAAATCTGTACTACTTAAATTAAAATAAGCAATCAATCTACCTCCCTCTTCTATGTTTTTTAACATGTTAGAATAGTAAGTATTGAAAAGTCCGTTAGTACCAGTAAAACTTAAATTAATTCCAGCAGTAGTATTATTGTAATCCTCAAAAATTGCATAAGGTATAGATGTACTAGAAACACCATTAAAACTATATTTTCTAGATGTTAAATTAGGCTCAAACTGACTACCCTTTAAGAAGTTAAATATCCTTGAATTATATGAATCTATTCTATGAGTAGGAGGAGTAGTTCTTGCTATACCGTTATCTAAATATTCATTCCAATATTTTAAACTAGTAAAAGCACTATTATTTAATGGAGTAGCTTCTGTAGCAATATGAGCATAACTAGCACTAAATAAATCTAATTTAACTTCTGTTGTTCCCTCTCCAAATCTATCAGGTAATGGATGAGTATATTCAGCATACTTTCTTTTATTAGTATCTTGCCATCCTTTTAGCCATTCATCATTGTTTAATTCCTTATAACTAAACTTAATATTACGCTTGTAAGAGCTTACATAATCTATTTCATAGTTATTACTTAAATCTAGTTTATCAGACCAATCTAAAGCAGTAGTGCTATCTTTAAAAAAATTATCTCTTTCCTCAAAGTAAATAGTTTTTGTTTTAATATCAGTCCAATAATAAATATTAAACATTCTAGTAAAATCATTTATTACATCTAGTAATTTGATGTCATCTGGTATAACTTCATTAAGAGCAAAGTTATCGTTCTCTACTAATTCTGAGCTTCTTTGTACTTTAAAATATGAACCTGTTTTTATATCAAAACCAACGCTAAGAGGTTTAGACCATTCATAATATACCCTTATTTCTTCTCCAGCATTTAATAAAGCTGTTAATGTATATTCTATCGTCTGTTGTCCAGATTGAGGATTTATTGTTTTAGTAGCTCTATCTTTTTCAAAATAATTATTTTCGAGTATTTTAACAGTTATAGGTAAAGATGTTAAGCCTCCTAATAAAGTGTAATCTCCTATAATTAAACTAACTGTAAAAGTATATCTTCCAGTAGTAGGTACTGTATAATCATAAGTTGAGGTATTATAATTATCTTCATTATCTTCATTAGGTACTGTAGAATCATCATCAAAAGTTATAACACCATCAAAAGTTATAACACCAGAACCAGTAATATTAACAGTTTGATCAGATGTCTTACTAGCTCTAGTCTTACTGTTATCAATGGTAGTCTGAGATACTCGCATATCTCCATTCAAATCACATGCTAACTTTTTAATGTTAGAGTCATTTATAAAACTACTAGAAACCTCATATCCTAAACTATTTAAACCCTTTTTTAATAAAGCAGATAAATAAAAACATGGATAGTAATCTTCTACTACTGAATCATTATTACCACTTAATATACCACCTCTAGAAATATACGGATAGCAATGGTCTTTAGTAGGAAAACTGCTAGCATTAGCACTATTTATACCAGCAACATCATAAACCTGAGCATTATTTGCAAAAGTTAAAGTATTTACTTTTAACTCAGATGCACCTTTAACCCAGTCAATATTATTACCA